TTCGCCCATATCAAGGTTTTGCGGCAACATTGCCGCCATTGTTTGATCTTCGGGACGCGCAGCAGCCACATCCAATGCCGTGCCAAGTTTGCGCTCGGTCGGCTCAAATGCGCTCATGTAATCCTTAAATTCTTCGCGGCCAATTTTCTTGGCAAGTTTTTGCGATTCTTCGGCGCGTTCGCCAGCTTTACGCGCACCGTATGCACTTAAAATCTTGGCAAGTCCTGCCGCATAAGACGGCATTGCCGCAAACCCTTGATAAGTCGGCATATCAAGCGGTTGATCGGCTTGTTTTTGAAGAAAATCTGCCAATTTTTGTTGACGTTGAGCATCCGCTGCAACATCGGCATAAGTTTTAATGTAATTAACCGCCATAGTAATCACCCTTAAAGTCACCGCCCTGCGGGGTATACATTCCCGGCGTCTTGGGCATTGGTTGCTTGGCTATCGGATTTGGCGGGAACAACCGCGCACTTTGTGGTTTGGCCGGGAATCCATCGGCTGCGCCTTGCGGCAAGTTGTATTGCGCCGGCAGCGTGGTCGGATCGTTGTTGGCAAAGTTGCTAGCCGGACGGTTTTGCAGCATTTGTGCAAGCCGCTGACCGCGACCGCTTTGCTGTGATTGCCCTTCAAACGATTGGTATGGTTGCAGCATTACAGCATCCCGTAGTTAACGCGCTTGTATCCATCTGCGCCCATCAGCACGGCTTCTGGCAGCACGGTTTCCACTTCGTCGGCCATTACGCCACGTTCGCGGCGACCGTCTATGTCGTACTCGTATATGCCGATGTTTAGCGGGTGCGTTCCAACGCGCACGATGTTGGACTTCAAACGGCGGTCGGATTTGAAAATAGACGATAAGAACCCGCCAGCCGGTGCGCCCGCGATGGCCGCGCCGAGGCCAAACAATCCACCCATATTGGATGCTGCTTGGTTGGCTTGAATGCCGTAACGGTTCATCGCCGCAGCGTCTTGCGCTTGTGCGGCATTGAACACCGGAGCCGCGCCAACGTTTGCGCCCGTATAGCCTTGGAACTGCGGCATCTGCACTTGCGATCCCGACATAAGGGCAGCGATTTCGTTGAGCGGCTGGTTACGCAATGCCAACTGTTGCGCCAACGACTGCTGTTGCGCGGTGTTAAAGAACTGCGCGTTTTGCAGGGCTTGGTTGTACGCTTGGTTTTGCGCGGCATTACCAAACTGTGCGTTCTGCAACGCTTGGTTGTAGGCTTGGTTCTGCGCCGCGTTCATCGCTTGTTGCTGTGACAAACCCGTTTGCTGATTAGCCGCAATAGCCGCATTACGTGCAGCGTTCAAGTCCATCTGCTGACCGAAGCCCAACTGCTGCGCCGCGTTCGCCGCCGCTTGTTGTTGTAGCGCGGCCTGTTGGTTCTGACTCAACGCGGCATTGGCCATCGCTTGCGACTGCAAGGCTTGGTTGTAGTTTTGTGCGATGGCGCGGTTAGCGGCTTCTTGGTTCTGCAACCCTGCGCCAAAGTACGCCATCTGTGCTGCGTTACCGAACTCACCGGCTTGCACGCGCTGACCGAACGCTTGTTGTTGCGCTTGGTTCTGCGCTTGTTGTTGGGCAAGGCGGTTTTGAAACACTTGGTTAGCCGCTTGGTTAGCAAACGCGCCAAGCGTCTGTTGTTCGCCCAAGCCCTGCTGACGGGCGGCGAGGTCAAGGTTGATGCCCTGCACCGAGGCTTGCGTCAGCAAGTCGTTTTCGCGCTGGTTTTGCTGCGTCATCGCGTTGCGATACGCTTCTGACCCCGGCGGGATGCCTTGGTTGACCAATTCGGTCTGCAACCGCGAACGCTCTTGTTGCAACTGTGGCGCAAGGCGCGACATGATCGCGCTTTGTGCCGACATACCGGCGTTGACGGGCATTTGCGCCAAATTGCTGACATCTAGCCGACGCTGCAACTGTTCGGCTTGCGGGGCGTAAGCAATATCGCCAAGGCCCGAGGTATCCAATGCCATCTGCAACTGCGGAAGGTTAACGCCACCGCGTGCAAGGCCAAACTTGTCGCCCGCGACCGTACCGGCTTGACCCATCGCCATGAGGTCTGGGCCTTGCGCGATCTGCCCCGGCGTGACGTTAACGCCCGCTCTGCCGTACTGAAACAGGTCGGGGTTGAGGTTAACGTCTGGCGTTTTGCCAACGTCGTACGTCACGTTACGCGGTTGTGCCACGTTCAACTGGATGCCCGGTAGATTGGGCTGGAAAGGCTGTCCAAGGGCTTTTTGGGCGATGCCAATGCCTTGCTCGCCGAGGCCAGCAAGGGCTAATTCCACGCGCTGCTGCGCTTCTAGGGTCTTTTGGGCTTCGGGCGTTAGATACTGCTCCACAAAGGGCGTATCTAGGTCGGTCATCTTGGTGAATTGTTCCTTGGTCGGAGCAATCGGAGCGGTGCCAAAACCGCCTTGACGCAAATTGCCGTACAGACCACCACCGCCGTACAGATCACCCAAATCATAATCACCACCGGGGCCAGCCGTGCCGCCCGCTTTCGCTTGGTTATACGCATCTAACTGCTTCTGGTAATCGGCCATCGCCTTGTCGTAACCGGATTGGTCAAACACGCTGCGCCCGAAGGTAACGCGCTGACCGCCAAGGGGCGTTGAGATGTTGGGGTTAGACAGCCGCGCTGTGAGGCGTGCAGCGTCTAAATTGGCCTGTCCTTGCGCGGTCGCCGCAGCAGCGTAATCAGGTGCTGGCGGCGGTGCTGGTGATTTTTTGCCCATACCGAGGCTCCAAGAAACGACACGCATCGCGTGTCATGGTTAACAACACAATGTCGCCGTCGGTGTCGGCATCTTTTAGACGCGCTTCCTCGGTGAACCCCATTTTACGCACAACTTGCTGGCCTTTGTGATTTTCGCTGCTAACAGGGCAAATCACTTTATGCACATCGCAAACGTTAAATGCGTAATCAAAGATCGCGGCCACGTAAGCGGGTGTCATGCGCCCTTTGACGCAGATATGGCACACCACCGACCGACCGTTGTAATTCTCGTAAACCGTACCCGCGACGGTTTTGCCGTTGTGGAATAACCCGATGGCGTTGGATCGGTCGGGGTTGTACGCCCCGTCCATATTGCCCATGACCCAATGCCCCACTTCGGGGCTTGACGCTATATGCCAGCCCATCCGAGTTGGTACACCACATCTGTTGAAGCCCATTGCAAAGTCAAATAGCGGCTGCTGCTGTTCAACTGCACCGCGCCGCAATAACCGATGCCGGTTACGCCCTGCCAGTTGTTAGACACCACGGCATCTTGCCCCCAGATGCCCGTATCCCAAACGCTTGTATCCCATACGCCATACGTGGACGGCGTGTAGGAAAGCGCAGCGGTGCTTTCGGCTTGGTTAAAGTCTACGTTGATGCCAATGTTGACCGCCGGTGCGCCGTTGGAATACAGGCTAGGCCGAGCGCGGGTAAAGTATTTCTTGACGCCTCGCGTTTCAAAATAATTGAACGCTTGCAGCACCGTTCCCATGATGTTGTTCGTGTCATCAATGTAGCCGGTGCTATCTACCGTCCACGCTTTTGCCACAAACCCGTTGCCGCCGTAATACAAATCGTCATTAAAAATGGTGAGGCAGTTCGCGGCCCAACCGGTGAATTTGCACCACGCTTTGGTGATGTTGTTCATCACAAATTGCTGCTGACTGCCAACTGTCACGGGGACGTTAACGATTAGGGCGTTGTTTTTGGCGTTGTACACCATGCCCCAACCAAAGTTGTTGAAATACTGCGAGGTCGCCAATGCAAATGCGCCTTGAATTTTGTCTGACAAGGCAACGTTAGGATCAAGGCGAGAGGATTGCAGCGCAGAGGCTAGCGGCAGCAAACCGTCTAGCGTGAGCAGCAATAGATCGCCGCCGTATTTCATAAAACAGCGTTTGGAAACAGGCGCACCAACCAGCCACACGCCGATTAACGCCCACGTAGACGAACTAGACGGGTCGGTACCGCGATAAACGATGACTTCGCCCTTGTTGGTGACAAACACAAGGTTGTCGTCTACGCCGTAGCCCGCGTCAATCGTCCATGTACCCATGGCGACGAGATAGCCGCCAAACTTCGCAATAGACGAAAGGTCAAGCGATTCGGCGGCACCACCCACCGAGGCGGTGGGTAAGTACCATGCTTTAAGCGTGTTCTTCTCAATGAACCATACGCGGTTTTTGAAAAGGTTGATGTTAGAAAGGTTGGTTGTGGTCACGCCCGTAATGGCGGGAGTAGATGCACCGTCAATCGCCGTCCATGTCGTGCCGTTGTACAACTGCGGCTTGTCTACCCCGTTCACGGCGTACAAAAAGTTGCCGCCCGAGGTCGTGATGTTGATGGATTCCCAACGAGCATTGGTCAGCCCCGACACCACCGCCGAACCAACTGCGCCCGATGACGTTGCGTCATAAAAACCCGATACGGATGCAGCAAACATTTTGGTTGTTGCCGCGCCGTTGTAGATCATCAACGATTCAACTTGCCCCGGTAGCCCTGTGGCATATCGGCTGTAGCCGCCGCGCAGATTTACGCTTGCAACGCCGGGGAAATAGTTCTCTAACGTCACAGCATCGGTTGGCGACATATTCGCCAACGAGTCCCGCGCATTCCACCCGCCGATGGGAGCGGGCAGCGAGGCGACGTTTGCCGCAGCGCGTTGAATAAGAGCGCGACGAGCCATTACGACTGTCCGTACCCGCTATCGGGAATGTTGTCGTAGCCGATCAGTACCGTACCCGGGCGCGGCGCAAACGACAGGTTTGCTGCCGACGTATCCTGCGCGATGCTGGTTTCTAGTTCCATGATGTAGTCGCGGTAGAGCGCGGTCGTATCAAAACCCTTGGCCTCAAAGTATTTGAGTTTGGTGCTTAACACCATGAGGCGGTCGGGGTAGATACAACGGTCGTTATCTGCCGTGAATGATGTTTTGGCAACGCCCGCATCACTTTCAGCCCATGCGTTGCTGCGGTATTCAAAGCCCAAGTATTCGCCCGCGTTGACACCCGGCCAAATCTGAAAGTATTTGCCGAGCAGTCGCCAGCGGATGCGGGGGCCGGTGCTGATATAGCCCGACAACAGCCATTCCCATTGCTGCGCGGATTCGGGGCCAAGCATTTCCCAACGCTTGGATTTGTCCCAATGCGTGCGCGGTACGGTGCTGTTGTAGTCGGAGGGCAGGTCGTACTTGACCTTTTGGAACGTCAATGTTCCGCCCACCTGTCCTTGCGTAAAGGCTTGGTTGACCGTTACAGCCGTCGCGCTGTCTACGCTCGTAATGTACGTGGCGTTACCGATGCCGATGCCTTGCACTTGGTAGTTTGTGGAAAGACCAGCGGTGCTCGGGATGTTGACGATCTGATAACCGCCGTTGACCCAATCACCGGTTGTTGTCGTGGCATCGGTGTAGAACGTGTGTTGCTTGGTCAGTTCGCGCCAATCAGCCCGACGCAACAACTCGTAACCTGTGGCGTTCATCAGAGCCAAAATCTGAATCACGTCTTGGTTGCTATTACCGGCCACGACTGCGGGGGTCGGTACGCCCAGTTCGTTCGTGACTTGCTGGACGAGTTGTAGCATCGTGCTGCCCATGACTAGCCTCCTTCGGCTACTTTAGGAGGCCGTCCCGGTTTACGAGCGGCCATGAGTTCTGCCATTTGCGCCTTCAGCGTTTCTAGTTCGCTGCGCGTCTTTTCCAATTCTTCCGCGCTTTCGCTGCGGTGACGGGTGTTTAAGTAGTTCTTGGCGCGTTCGCGGAGGCCGGGGCCACCCATGCCAATGCGCTGTAATTGTGAGTCCGAGGCGGTCGCCACTTGCTCCACGCTTTGAAACTTCAAAATGCGGAGTTCTTCAATCTGTGCGCGGGTGATTTCGCCCTTGCTGTCGCGTTGCCAATCATCTAGCGAGGTGCCGACCATCGGCTGTCCGTCGCCCTGCTTCATTTGGAAATACAGCCATTGGCGCGGGAATCGCTCTTTGTGATCCTCGCGCACCGGTTGCTCAATGATGTTGGTTTTGTCGCCGGGAGCCATGATGCGAACAAAGGGCTTGCCGTCCCATCCTTCTACATCCTTGGCAATAAAAAATTCAACGTGCAGTTGGGCATCCGCGTTTCCGATATCAGAGTCAAGGGCCATCGTCTTTCTCCTGTGGGGATTAAGTTCTTGCGCCGGTCATGCTGAACCATTTGGTGTTGGTTGCAGCGTAATAAATGCTGGTGTAGTTCGCGGCCACCGACGCGGAGGTTGTCCCGTTGATGGTTGAACTCGTGTTGTACGGATATACCGTGAGCGTATTCGCGCCCGAGTTGGTCACATAGATAACTGCGCCCATCTCGGTCGGCGGTAATTTTACGCCCGTTCCGCTTGCCGTCGTGCTGACGTTGTTAAAGACGTTTTTAAGCAAATATGCGTCACCCGCCACGGTTCCTGTCGCGGTGATCGCATCAGCCCCGTCCCCGCATACGGAAACGGTAGACAGTTGCGATAACCCCGAACCAAGAACCCGTGACGGGATCGGCACGGATTAGGCTCCGAGGAGCGAAACCCAAACGGTCGGACTGATGCCGACGAACAACCGACGCTTCGTGGTGGCGATTGCCACCGACGCACCGCCGTCAATCGTCGCACCCGTCTGCGGGTAAACGGTCAGCGAACTCGCGCCGTCATTTGCCACCGTCACAACAGCACCGGCTTCAGCGGGCGGGAGTTTGACACCCGTGCTGGCAGCGGTCGTTGAAACGCGGTTATGGACAGCGGAGAGCGCGAGAGCGTCCGTTGCAGACGAACCGGCAGCGGTCAGCGAGTTGCCAACGTCACCGCAAATAGCGGTCGCTGAACCACCCGACTGACCCGAGCCTTGAACGCGAGAAGGAATTGCCATGCTTGTTCTCCTAGAGAGAAGGGGGCGTTGCCGCCCCCGACCCCATTAGACCGACGCCGCACCGAACCAAGCGTAGTCCCCCGAAACGAGGTCTACACCCGGGCTGGTGTACGCGCCACCGGAAGCAGTCGCCAAAAAGGTCGTGCTGTTCACGGTGCATGACGTGGTACCGGCAGTAATTGACGCATTCGCCTTGGCGAACACGTAACGCTTGCCGTCCGAACCGAACACTTCCGCGCCCAACGGGCCTTGGTTCGGCACGTAGGCGGGGGTGCTGGCGTAGTACGAGGTGGCTTGAACCGGAGCAGCGTTGTTCAAGTCAATGCCACCGAGGTTTGCGAGTGAATATGCCATGTTTGCTTACCTCTTATTAGGCGATGAGAACGCCGCAGAACTGCGGGCCGGATGAGGTCATGTTGCCGGCAAAGCCGATCAACTTGACGATCGCATCTTGGTTGACGGCTTGACGCTCGCCACCAATCGGCACGAAGTTACGGTCTTTGTGCGGACGGAACATGAGGTACTTGGTGTTCAAGAACCACATATGGTTCGCGTTGCCGCTGCCCGAGTTGTACGTGGACGAACCAATACCACCGTCCAGCACCACGTCGGAGGCCATGCCCGCGCCGTAGTACTTGAGGGCCGCAAAGCCCGCACCCGCCATGCCCGAACCGGAGTCCGTGATGCGCTGGATGCTCTGCAACGATTGCAGATACAAGCGGTAGTAGTTGTTGTCGGCCACGATCAAGTCCGGCTTGTCGGTGCCACGGATCAACTGCACGGCCACCGCATCCATGTACTGCTGGATGTTGGAAGCCGACACAGCCGCGCCGCCGTTCGTCACGCCCGAGTAGGACACCGAACGCCAGAACGACCACGTTGCGCGGTTGATGCCGCCGTAAGTGCCGGTGGACGGGCTATCGGGAACCGCAGCGGCCAAGCCGGTGAGGTTTTTGCCCGAGTTGCCGGTGCCGTCGCCGTAAAGGTCACCGCTGATGCGGTTCGCCAACTGCGCTTCGGCCACTTCCATACGGCCATCAAGGAGGTCAATGATCGCTTCCTTGCCCGAGTTCTGGATCATTTCCAGACCCGAGATGCTGACCGCCGAAGCGTACTGCGCGATGTTGAACTGCGCCGCCGAAATGGGCGAGTTCTGACCGACGTTCAGCACTTCGTAGCCAGAGTACGAGTTGGTGTTGTTGGTGGTGGTGTCGTTGTACATGATTTCTTGCAAAATCACGTTACCGCCGGAGAACGTTTTAATGTTTCCGCGATCCTTGAGGCGACGAAGCAACGCGTTGTTGTTCGTCACGTTGTCAGCGAGTTCACCCGTGCGGCTCTGAATGTTAGTCGCAATGATGTCGCTGATGCTTGAGTTGGCAAATGCCATGTTAATACTCCTGTATCAGTTGGTTATAA